CCATTGAAATTCACTTCGCCTAATTTTATTAAGTATTCTTCAATCGCTGCGGCATTGTTTTTAACGGTTTCGGTCGTGCCTTTGAACGTAAAAGCGATTGTGTCGCCTTGATTCTTAGACTTAATCCCAAACTCTTTTAACCGCTCAAACTCGCCAGTGGCCGCATCTGCTACCGCTTCAACCATCTGCTTTAAGTCTTTACCCAATGGCGCGCTAGTGTCGCCGTAAAACTTCAAAGCGCGTTCAGAAGGCGTTAAACCTAAGTTGACTAATTGAGTAAATGCGGACGTTGCTTGAGCCAAATCATAAGGCGTGGTTTTGGCAAAATCTTGAAGCGCAATAAAAGCATCATTCGCACCTTGAGCCGAGCCTGTTGCAGTTTCAAGACCTGCCTTTAAGATGCCAAACTCACGGTTTACATCGACTAACTTCTTCATCCCCTCAATAGCCGCGCCTACGCTAAGAAACTGGACAGCCATGCCCTTGATAGCATTGGCTGTTTCATTTCCTTGACGCTCTGTGCCGCGCAATTGCGAATTAACATCTCGCAGTTGACTTTCAAGTCGCCCCATATCAGCGCGTATTGAAATAATCAGGTCGTCAGTTGTCGCCATGTAGTTCGTCCAGAAAGTCGCTTAATTCGTTAAATTCGTCCACTGTCATGGGGCGCGTATAAGCCTTACCCGTGCTTATTTCCATCTTCTCTAAGTGCGTGTCCCACAATGCCCAAAACTCAAACGGCGTGAGATTCCATGCTTCGGAGGGCTGGACATTTAAGTAAGTGACCGCGCTTGACCACAATTTCATCCAAACACGGCCTTGCTCTACTTTTTTTCGTCCGACTCACTGCCAACGGTTTTGATGTCCGTTTCTGTGCCTGCTGTGAATGCTTTGGCTAAAAAATGCGTAACACTGGTTGTAATGCCAACCAAGCCCGCACTAATAACCGCCTCGCCTACGCCGTCACGATTCCACCAATTAGGGAATTTACGGCCATTGGCAGGGACGGCACACACTTGGATGATAGAAACAACATCGCCAGTCTTAAACGCGCCGCTTGACAAGTCTTGACGTAGAAAGCCAATCGCGCCCTTATTTAAGACCGTTTCGAGTTTGTCTAAGTTGCTGAATGTTGGGTGAAGCTCGAAGGCCTCACCATTCAGGATGATGTCAGTAATGCCACGACTAGACATAATGACTCCGTATTAAGCTGCTGCTGTGTAAGTGACTGCTGCGGCACTATCGAACGTACAACTGAAAGTTTCTTCTTTGTTGTATTCGCCGCCACGCTCTAAAGATGTCACCAAGAAGTCGCCAACAAACGTATCACCCAAACCCGACTCAAGTTTTAAGTGAAGGAATGTTTTACCCATTGCCGACGCCATCAAAGTCGTTTTGAATACTGCCGCATCACTGACACTGCCAGAACCCTTCAAGCTAATGCTTTGCACGCCTGCGCCTTCAAGCAATGTTTTCCACAGCGTACCGTCTTTGTCTGTGACATCAATGGCCTCATTGTTCAATGTCATGCCATCGCTGCGAAAACCTGCGATTGCGGTATATACCTCAGGGCCTGTAGAGACGCGAATTTTGATACGGAAATCTTGACCGCTAAACTTTGCCATTTAAGACACCTCGTTAATTAATAAACTGAAACGCATCACGCCATGCCGCGTGATGCCGTCGCTATCTGTCACAATCTCGCTGCGTAGAAAGCGACATAAAACACTTTGCTCTGTCGTGAGCGTCAAACTTGCGTCGTGTAAAAGAGAGTGAGCTTTATCCATCCAAGTGCGGATCTCTTTAGTGCCGCGATATTGAGAGCCGATGTGCAAAGTAATAATCGCTTCAAGCCCGTCATAATCTTTGTCTGACCAATCACTTGAGCCGCCATCTTCTAGCCAAATCATCGGGAATGAAGTTATGTCGCTTAGTGACTCGCTAACCTTTCCTGTAAACAAAGCGTCGCCATTTAAGGTTGTGTAGACCTTAGCAATGTAATCGTTAAATAAACTCATACTGGGGGAACGCCTTGCATATCGCGTGTGGCTTGTGCGACTGCGTTTTGCACGATGCGTATTGCCTGTTGTTTCTTAGCGTTCAAGCCTTTAAACATGAATGGGCGCGGTGCTAAACGGCTTGATAAGTCGCCATACTCTAATCGCTTGGCATAAGGTGCTATCGAGTGCAAAGAAATAATTCTAACTCTTAGGTTTTGCAAATCAGGCTCTACTTGAATTGAGCGAACCAAAAACCCTAAATCTGTGGCAGGGCTTTCACCTGCTGCCGATGCTGTGTGCGTACGGTTTGGGTGTGTTTTAACGTAAGTACGGCCACCACGCGGCGAGGTTTGAATATTGCGACGTACTTCTGTTGCCACAACCTCACCTGCAATCACTAAATTTGCTTCAATCCTGCGCTTTAATGCCGCACTAAACTGTGTAAGCAATGACATTATGCAGCCTCCAATAAACGCCTTGAGCCATCCTCAAGTAAGCGGTAATCGCCATCCTCAAGCAGTCTAAAATCTGAAATTACGCGGACTGTCGAGTCAGTAGAGTCTAGCGTGAGTGAGAATATTTCCTCTTTGTTGTACTCGCCTGATGATTCCATCGACGTAATTTTGAACGCGCCAGTGTGGCATTGATTAATGTGCCAGTCATCACACTTGAGCGAATAAACAAGAACGATGCTGAGTTGTTGCAAATGCCACTCGCTTTAATGCTAATACTCTCAACACCTGCGCCTTCTAATAGCGTTTTCCACAAAGAGCCATCTTTATCGGTTACGTCGATTGCTTCATTGTTTAGCGTCATTGTCGTTGAGCGTAAAGCGGCCAACAAAGTGAAAACGCTATCAATCTCGACGTATAACCTGAAAAATTGGCCTTTTAATTTGCTCATGTTGTTGTCGCACCCCATAACTCACAAGTGATGCTATAAAAATCTAAGTCGTATTTATGTTGAG